CCTGGGCTGGTCGAGGTAGCGGTCGAGCACGCCGTAGTAGCTGGAAAGCTCGCCGTTGGTCGAGCCCGTCGAGGATGCCACATCGGACATCTTGCGCTCGAACTCGCCTGCAGCGTCCACGGCCCTGTACATGGCCTCGCGGTCCTCCATGATCGAACCGCTCTGGCGCTCCACGGCCCCCGTCGCGCCGTCGACCGCTCCCGCGACGTCTCCCTGGGCGTCCCGAAACCCGCTCATCGCGTACGCAGTGTCGTGCGCGGTCTTTCCCAGGCTCTCCGTGAGCTCGCCCGCCTCCGAGACGTGTTGGCAGTACTCGACGGCTTTCGAGGCCACAATGCCGAGGACGGCCACCACGCCCACGACCGCGCCGGCCTTGAGCGCGCCCATGGTCGCAGCCGCGATCTTCGTGGCCGCTCCCGCGCCCTGCACCGCGCCGCCCATGGCCGTCGCGCTGCCGGCGACGGCGTCGGCCCCTTTGGCGAACCCCGCCATGTCGGCGCCGGCAAGCCCCTTGGCGAGCGCCTGCATGCCTGCGCCCATCGGCCCTATCGCCGACACGACGCGCCCCAGGACGCCTACCGCCGGGCCCAGGACGGCGAAAAAGCCGACCGTCTGGAGGACCGCCTGCTGCTCTTCCCTGCTCATGTCGGAGAACGCACGCGCGCCGTTCTCGATAGCCTCGAACAAGGGCTCCGCCGCGTCCACCGCTTCCAACATGGCGTCGGCTATCGGCTCGCCCACTTCCTCCGCGACGGCGATGAGCCGGTTCTTGAGCATCTCGAACTTGGCAGCGATTGAGTCGTTCCGGTTCGCGACCTCGTCGGCCAAGGCGGTGTTTTCGTTCCATCCCTCGTTGGCGATGCGCACGCCGTCCGCCACAAGCTGGGACGCGCCGGCCATGCGCTTGAGCACGTCGGTCTGCCTAAGCGACGAGATGCCCAGCTCTTCGAGCATCAGCGACATGTTCCCGCCTTCGGCGGTGGCCTCCTCCATGCCGGAGAGCACCGCCGAAAGCGCCTCGACGGGGTTGGACTGCCATGCCGACGCGAACTCTTCCGCGCTCATCTTCGCCGCGCCCGCCCAGGTCTCCAGGCTGGCGTCGTTGGTCGCCACCGCCTTGTCTATCGTGGACATGATGGTGGACACGGCGGTTCCGCCCGCCTCCGCCTCGACCCCCAGGGACGAAAGCGCGCCCGCCAGCCCTAAGATGTCGGCCTGGCTCATGCCCACCTGCGTGCCGGCGGCCGCCAGGCGCATGGCGAGCGTGGACACCTCGGATTCGGTCGTCGCCATGTTGTTGCCGACGTTGACGATGGCGCTGGCGTAGTTCTCGATTTCGTCGTGGCCCATGCCGGTGATGTTGGCGAACCTGGCCATTTCCGAGGCGGCCGTGTCCAGGTCCATGTTCGTCGCGATGTCGAGCCCCGTGGCCACTTCGGCGAAAAGCTGCAGTTCGTCGATTGCGAACCCCAGCTGCGCCCCGAGCGCCTCGGCGTCGAGGAAGTCCTTGGCGGACGTCGCGTTGGTCTTGGAGAACTCGATGGCGGCGTCCTTGAGCCGCTGGTAGTCCTCTTCCGTGCCGTCCACGGTCTTGCGCACGCCGGTGAGCGCGGTGTCGATGTCCACCGCCGCCTTCACGCTGGCGGCTGCACCGACCGCGATGGCAGGCGTTACGGTCGCGGTGAGCAGACCGCCCACTTTCTGCATGTTCCCACCGACGCGCTCGAACGCCTCTTCGTTGTCCTGCAGGAAGTTTCCAACCTTGCCGAGCGCCGAGCCGTCCGCCGCCTGCTGGACGGCCATCTCGCGCAGCTGGCCGTTGAAAGAGCGCAGCTTCGCCTCGCATGCCGCTATGTCGCCCTGCAGCTCCGTCCACTGCTCCGTGGACATGCCCGTCCGCCCGATTTCGGACTCGGCCTTCTTGAGCAGCTTGAGCCGCGCGGCGGTGGAGTCGGCCTGCTGGGAGACCTTCTGCATCTTCTGCGCGAGCATCTGCGGGGATTTCGGGTCGAACTTAAGGCCCTTCTCCACCTGCTTCAGCTCGCGCTGCAGCTTGCTCGCCTGCCTTGCGTTTCTGTCAAGCGCACGCTGGAGGTCGCCGTCATCCGCCTCGATTTTGATGGTAAGCCCTTTGTAGACCCCTGCCATTGCGTCACCTCATGAACACGTCTATGTCTTCCTGCGTCGCCTCGCGTGCCGCAGGTTTCCGCCTGTCTTCGCCGAACATCACGTCGGTGAAGGCGACGAAGTCTGCCATCGTGAGAGTTTTTATTTCCTCAAGCGAGAAGCCGAGTCTCTTGAGCGCGGCGACGTTTCTGTAGCAGTCCCATCCATCGCGCTCGTACGTTTCTCCACCACCTGACGAGTCGGGGCGTCCTGTCACGAAACATTTCCGCCGCGAGGACGTTCTGGACCACCGACACGAACGCCGCCCCTTCCCCGTCCGCGAGCGTGAAGCCCTCGAACGAATCGCACCACTCGCGCATCGGAGGGGTGGAATCGTCGCGCGTGGCGCACATCGCCCACGCGAACTTCAGGAAATCGTCGAGTTCGTAGGGGTCCTTGCCCTCTGCCGCGATCAGGTCGGAGAGCAGGTCGCCCCCGAACGCCCTGCGGTAGACGAGGAACGTCCAGGGGCTGCCCTGCATCTCGACTTCGCGCCCCCAGATCCGGGCGCGCTGCATTAGCCTTCGCCGCCTGCGGGCTCGGTCTGCGTGGACTCGTAGGCCGGAATGTAGACCGCGTCGAAGAACGTCGCGAAGGCCTCGGGGTCGTCGGACTGGTTGAGGACCGTGTCCACCGTCTTGCGCCCGGCGATGTCGATGGCCTTGCTGCGCACGGTCAGCTGCTCGGTTTGCACCTCGATGTTCTCGCCCTTGGTCTGGGCCGTCTCGTCGGGCACGGACGCGATGCAGCTGTAGATCACCTTCGCACGGGGCTTCTTGTCGCCCTCGACCTGGAAGGCCATGGCGAACTCCTCGGGCGACCCGTCGGTCGTGCGCACGAGCGCACCTTTCGAGTCGATGGCCCAGCCGAGCATGCGGGCCTTCACCGCATCGGGGAAGAACGCCGTCGTGACGCTTATCTCGTCGCCGGTGTCGGCGTTGGCGCGGAAATACAGGACGTTGTCCGCGTAGAAGTCGTTCGAGTTGACCTGCGCCGTGCGGGTGCACTCGGTCACGCCGGGAATCGCGATTGGCTCCTCCCAGCCTTCGGCCGCTTTGAAGAAGACGTGGAGCCTGGACAGCCCGAAACGCACCTTGTTCTCTTCTGCCATTTTCTTTTCCTCCTTTTCGGCGCCGCCTATTCGGGCAGCGCGAACTCGTACTCAACCTGGTAGAGCCGCTCGGTGGCCACGTAGACCGTCTCTCCTTTCGAGTAGACGGTCCCTGCGGCCTCCAGCGCCGCTTCCAGGGCGCTTTCGGAGGCGTCGTCCTTGCGCTCGGTAACGAGCGTCGCGGACCAGCGCCCCCGCTTGAAGTAGTTCGACCCGTCGGCGACGAAGTCGAACCGCCCCTCGTCCGCGTAGCGGATGCAGGGGAACTCGGGCTCCGCTCCGTCGGGCCATCTCTGGTATACGACGGGCAGGCCCGTCGAGCGCAGGATCTGCGCGACGTCGGCCCTGCTCACTGCCGAAGCCTCCTTTCCAGCTCGGCGAAGCCCGCCTCGGCCCCGTCGGCTATGTGCCGCCTGCCCGCCACCCATCCGCCGTTGCGGGACATGTGCCCTTTCTCAAGCAGATGGGTCAGGCTCGGCTGCGTCGTGTTGTGGGTCGTGTCGGACGCGAAGTTCGCGCCTTCCTCGGTCGCGTGTGTCCAGCCGCCGGCGTACTCGCCCGTGCCGCCCAGGACGCTGCCCGACAGGTCTTGGACCGTGCGGGCCGCCACCTCTCCGGCTATGGCGACGTCCGCCGCCATCTGCAGTTCGACCTCGCGACCGTACTCGCGCAGGATTTCGGACATCGCCCCGTCGAACTCCGAGACGGCCACGGCGCGGCTACCCACGCCGCACCGCCTCGAACGTCGCCGTCTCGGCCGCGTTGTCCACGTCCTCGATGCTGGCGACGTCGAAGACCGCGCCGTCGTAGCCTATTTCGGTCGACTGCGGACGCAGCCCCGCGAAGGCCTCCTGCCACGCGACGACGAAGAACCATTTCTCCGTCGCGTCCGTCTGCAAGGCGGTGCCCCAAGACTCCGACCCCGATTCCATGCGGGCCTGGGCGGGGCCTGCGTACACCTCGACGCGTCCCGTGACGGGGTCGCCCAAGGCGTCCACATCCGCCACGAGCTTCCATACGGTTATCTCGTCCGCGTAGTCGCCGGTGTTGCGCGCTGCGAACGCGTAGCGGTTCCATTCGCCCGGCGTGTTCCATTCCTCGTAAGCCAGCCTGTCGTCGATTATCCGCAGCTCTTCCCCGCGCACGGTCACGGTGCGGCCGTGCAGGGGCTCGGTGTAGCTTTTCGGGATGTCGAGGCGGCAGTAGATGCGCTGGCCCAGAGGAAGCGTTATGTCCTTGAGCTCCAGCGCGTCGCGCTCCGACGGCGACACCAAGACGTTGTCCACTGGAGCGCCGTCCACCAGGATGGTTTCGCCGGTTATGAGCCCTTCTGGCCTTCCGAAGCTAACCATCGCGCTCACCGTAGCCGATTGCCACGCAGGCGACGCCGCCCGTCCCAATGCCTAGCAGCTCGCCGAACTGCTCCCGCAGCCACGCGTCGAAGCCCTTCAGGCTCTTCTGGTAGCTCCCGGTGTAGCTGTACGGACCCGC